CGAATGAGATTTGCCTGCCAAACATATTTTGATATTACAGCCACTGGTATAACCGGACATTGTAAAGAGTCTACACTACCGTTTACAGATCGTGCTGGACAATTAATCACTGATATCCAATCCTGGAATCGCGCCCGAAATCAACAAAGGAATTGGGAAACCCTAACACAACTAATATCTATGCGGGCACAGATATTTGAATTACTTGATCCACTTGGATATAATGGTACATGGAGTTTTGAATTTGAAGTAGAAACACCAGATGTATTTGGCAGCTCAGAAGATCCGGTTGCAGTACTTAGAGCGGATGCCGACGGTATACCTATGATTAATAATTTAGATAATAAAGCTGAATTACCCCCAATTTTAGTTACTTCGGGACCTCGTCAGAATATTTGGTTTGTGCCTATTTCCATAAATATATGATGGAGAGAAAAATCATGGTTGAGGCTACAGAAATTGAAAAGAAGAGTTTAGAGGCCCACGTGGAACTCTGCGCAGAACGCTATAACGCATTAGAAGATAAATTAGCAACTATGAGTGACAGTATTGCACATCTTTGCGCTATGGTCGCAGAAGTCAAATCTAGTGTTAGCAAATTAACTGAAAAAAATACAGACAGACTAATTAGTTGGGGAGTTGGAATTATTGGCTTTTTAGCCGCTTCGACAATCTATCTAATTACACACTATGTGATTAAATGAAATCAGACCAAGAATTTGAACGGCTATTCCGCCAGGAATTTCGCGATATTATGCCCAACACTATTTGGAAGAACGACAATGGTGTTTACAGCGTATTTGGGCACTATCAAATTGTACCGGAAAAAGTTGGATATCGTGTATTTTGTGCTGCCACAGATGTGGGATTATTTTATACTACGAGAACAGCACTTAGCTGGTGTATAGCAGACAAACATAAAGCATACAATGTAGCTAGAGAATTACTAACAACAGATACTAAATTACAAAGTTTAACCCAGGATATATCCACTAGAGCAACAATAGCAGATCGTAGTAAAAAGTTTGAATTTCGTGATGCCATTGGTATGAAGCTAGAAACTAAAATTATACACAAAAAACAACTAGAGAATCAAATAGCCAAATATGTAAATTGGGCTAAATATATTCAATACAAAGGATTTAATAATGAAACTGTTAGAACTAGCCGCAATACACCCAACAAAGCAGGCCGCTAAGGTCTTTGAAAGTTATTTTGGTGGTCGTGTCCAACTCGACACTATTACTCCTAAGCAAGCTCGCAGCCTACTAACCCGTGTTCGTGGTCTAGTAAAAGAACATCGCCGCACTCCAGAATTCCATTCTAGCGAACAAAACCCATCATATCTTAAATTAATGATGATGGAGCAAGTATTAGCAGCCAAAGTTAAAGAAGACGCAACAGTTGGCATTGGTCAACCTGCCGGCGCACAACAACCAGGTGCCGCTCCTGCTGCAACTAATCCTCAAGCGGCACAGGCCATGCAGGCCGTACAACTTCAGCAAAAAAAGAAGGCCGCGCAAGATCAAGCCGCCGCAATTGACAAACAAATTCAACAATTAACACAACAAAAATCTCAATTGATGCAACAAGCAAATAATCCTACTATGGCTGAAAGTCGCCGCCAACGCAGATTGCGTGAAGCCAGTGAAGTTCAACAAGCTCAGGTTGTCCTGGCCAGCCAAGATATGGTTGACCAAGTTCAAAAGATGAGTGAACAGGTCAGTGCCATGCAGTTTAAAGACCTGCCAGCATTGGTAGATCAAATTAGAAACGAAGTTGGGGCTGACCAAGCTACTCAGTTTAACGGCGATGCAAGTGCTGCATTAAGTGGTCTGTTACAAAACCTACAAGGCGCCAAGCAACAGTTAGAAGCCGCACTTGGTGTGGTTACAGGTCAAGCTCCACAAGTTCCGGGCGAAGACATGGGCGCCGAAATGCCGCCTCCTGCCGAAGAAATGCCAGCTGAATTACCAGCACCAGAAGATGATGTTGATGCTGAGATGGATGCTAACCTTGGCGTACCAAAAGCCTCGTTGGGTCGTGGCCGCAGATAATGCGAATTTTTGAAGTAGCAGATCCAAACTCACAGAAATTAATGGCTCTTAGCCAGTTTTTGTCTGGTCGTAGCGATGATGAATCCGCTAAAAAACAAATTAGTCAACAGGCATTTATTGATTTAGCAAAGAGTCTAGGTGTTAATGTTACCTTAGAGAACCTGGGCGAATTAATTGGCCAACCTCCATTAAGCAATATCCTAGAACCACTAGATCCAAATTCTGGCATAGTTCGTTTTAAAGGCAATACCGAAGCCGAAACCGGTATGAGTGTAGACCAAGCTCGTGCTGTAGTTGATTCAAACGCTAAAGCGGCAATGAAACGCCGCCAATAACCAAAGTGGTTGACATTGGCTATATAATATTGTATAGTTAATAGGGAGGCAAATATGAAAAAATTCTTAATCTTTTTACTCTTAACCGCAGGTTTAATTGGCATAGCTCATGCTGACCGTTGGCGTTATGGTGGTGGTCACTATTACTATCATCCTGGGTATGGGTGGGCGGTTCCGGCTGTAGTCGGTGGAGTAATTGTCTATGAAGCAACTCGTCCTCCAATTATTGCGGTTCAACAACAGCCAGTTTATATTCAACAACCTGCATCATTGCCACCTGCATTTCCACAGCCGGCTGACATGCATTGGGAAGCTATCTTGGATGCTAATTGTAATTGCTATCGCACTGTATTGGTTCCTAATAGATGAAATGGGTTGGTATATTTCTTGTGATGCTAAGTTTGTCTGCTTACTCTGCAGGACTCAATAGTCTCTTACACGATAATAAAACACCGCTCGCTACCGCTCCTAAGCCACAACCACCTAAGCCGTTACCGACCCCGATACTGGCTCCTAAATCTGCACCACCGACGGCGGTGGCACCCAAGCCTGCTGCACCCGTGCCCACAACAACCAACCCAACAAATTCTAATAACCCTACCACAGATAACAACAAAACTTGTAGTCCAACAGATTCAATGTGTAAAAGGTAACTATGGCATATTCAGATAAGGTAATTGATCACTATGAAAATCCACGCAACGTGGGTAAATTTGAAATAGATGATACCATTGGCACGGGCATGGTTGGGGCACCGGCCTGCGGTGACGTAATGAAACTACAAATTCGAGTAGAAGACGGAGTAATAATAGATGCGAAATTTAAAACATATGGGTGTGGGTCGGCCATTGCATCATCTAGCCTTGTATCAGAAATGGTCAAGGGATTAACATTAGAGGAGGCCAGGGAGATCAAGAATTCGCAAATTGCGGATGAGCTTGCTCTCCCTCCGTAACTTGTAAAAATTCACTGTTCAATTTTAGCCGAAGATTGTTTGAAAGCCGCTATAGAAGATTATAGAAATAAACAAAATAAAAATACCCCCTAATAAAAATATTTTGATAAATATTTACAGGGGGTAATGTCTATGTATTGTTGTTTAATTTGTAAAAAAGAATTCGTGCCACGAGATTTAAAAAGACCGTCTCGTACCTGTTCAAAAGAGTGCAAAAATGAATTAGCTAGAAATATCACTATACAACAATTTAGCAATCCAGCAGCAAGAGAAATACAGAGGCAAAAAAGTTTAAACCAAAAAAAAGATCCAGCATATCAACAAAAATATGCCGATTCAATTACTAAGAGAACACAGAGGTGGAAGAATCAAGGACACCCAAGGATAGGAATGTCTCAACCAGAAAAAGCTAAACAAGCAATTGGGAATGCTAATCGTGGCAGATTTAAAGGTAAAACTTGGGATGAAATATACGGTAAAGAAACAGCTGATCGTCGCAGATTAGAAAACTCTTTATCTATGTCTAAAAAGAATGAAGTATTATTAAAAGAAAGACGAAGTAGCCTTGAAGAAAAATTATTACCGCATCTTCCTGGATATGAAAATAATAGTCAAGTTGGAAGATATAATGTAGATTTTATAGACAAACAAACAAATCGAATTATAGAAGTATATGGAGATTATTGGCACTGCAACCCAAAAATATACAATGACGATTATTATCATCCTTACTATAAAATAACAGCTAAAGAAAGAAGGAAGCTAGACGAAACTCGAATTAATTATTTGACATCCTTGGGTTATGATGTTAAAATAGTTTGGGAAAGCGATCTTGATAAATTTATTGAAAACTTATGAAAAAAATACTAAAAATATCAACTAAGAAAACTAGAGTAAAAAAATGGTCTAAAATGGATCAGTTAAAAATGTTAGTTATTACCAAAGGTCGTGTTGCTTATAAACTAAAAGATATGGTATCGGCAATCAGAAAAACTTTATTAAGGCAGCGAT